TTTAGAGTAAATTTTTTAAAGTTCTTAGCTCCAAAATGCTCAATTATTTTGTTTTCGGCTAATTTTAGAGCGTTTAAATGATCGTTTTCAGTTACTGTAATTTCATTACTAAAACCGAATTATTAAATTATATCAATACTTTACAAATTACTAAAAACTAAAAAAATGGAAATTCAATACTTACAAAATGCAGCTTCAAATGTTACTGGTTTAATAGTTAACGAGAAATTTTTCGAGGATAAAAGAAAAAAAATAAAATGTTATTTTCTTTCACTAGATGGCTGCTGTATTTCGCCAGCCTTAGATTATGAAAATATGAATTATTTTATACTAGGATTTTTAAAATGTTACCAATTAAAAAAATAAAAAAAATATGAAAGCAATAATTGAAAAAATTAACGGCAAATGGACTGTAAACGGAAAAGAATTACACGAATTAAGTATTTTGGAAATTGGTTTATTAAATTCCTTTTTTAAGGCTTTTAAATAATAAAACTATACTAACATACCTAAAATAGAAAATAATCGCTTAAAACTAATAAAAACAATAAAAAAATGGAAGTTTACACACACGAAGAATTTAAGGAAATGAAGAAAGCCTTAAAAATTAATAACAAAGATATTTCGGAGCTGCTAAATTGCACGGAGCAAAATATTAGAAACCACAGCAACCCGAAGAAAAAATTAGGTAAAATTCCAATATCGATGTTATTTATTTACAGAAAATTAAAAAAGCCTCTTGATTGAGGCTTTTTTTTTAATTACAAATTTTTTGTCCAACCCTATAAACTCCGCTTAAATTGAAATTTTTTTGAACTCCTGTACAATCGTTTTCCATAACCCCAGCGGTAAAACTTTGTCCAGTTGGAAGTCCAAATACATTTGCTTCTAAAATTGTCGAGCAACGGCAATTTGCTTCTGGTTCTGAAATATTACTATCTGAATTTTCAGTTGTGCAATTTGATAAAAAAATTGCAAAAATTATTATAAATTTATTCATTTTCTGTTTCTTTTGTAATTATTCTACTTCTTACATAATCTGTTACATTTGACTTCGGATCTAGGTCAACTTTAAAATCGTAAACGGTGTTATCTAAATCTGATTTTCTGCAAATTTGTCTTGCATCTTTAAATGTTAGGTTTTCTTGGATTAGAAAATTTTTAAAAATTTCCCTATCGGTTGTAATTACTGCAATCATTTTTCTATTTCTTTTAATTGTTTTTCTCTAATATTTTTAATTTCTCTCTGGAGGTAGTCAACTGCTTTCTCTAAATCTTGTAATTCGTTTTGTTTTTTCCCAGCGCGGCAAATGTATTTTAGTACATTAAATCGGAAAAAATTTAGGTTGTAATGCGATGCAATATCGATGAGATCGTAATCGTGTCCAGAATCGTAGTGAATTGGCGTCATAATCCTTTTTCTTTTTTATAAATTTCTAATAGTTCTTTTGGTGTATATCTTTTCGATGTATTTTCGTGTAAATACCAATTATCAAAAATATTACTGTATGAATAAGTACCTTCTATAAATTGTAAAAATCCAATAGCAAATTCATCTGCTATTTTTTCGCATTGATTAGATGCTTCTGATAGTTCATCATACTTTAAACTTCCTACTTGATTTTCAAACATTATCTCAACGTTATCAAACTTTTCTTTTAGTTTCATCTTACTTTTTGTGATTACATAAACCCCAAAATTTAGGGTTTATCTTGTTGTGAAAGGTTAAATTTTTCTTTGTAGTATTGTTCTGAATTTTCAAAATGTTTTCTACTTTTTTGAGGTAAACCATAAATACTACATTGTAAATAACCTTCTTCGTAAGAATCAATTATCTGTTGCTTTTCGATTTCTTTGGCTACTTCAAAAATTTCAGGTTCTGTTTTAAAATCTGCATCTCCTGTTGAGATTAATCCCATTAAATGCTTTCTGTAAAATTCTACTGCTGTCATATTATTTCTTTTTTAAATTCATCAAAATTGTAGCTCTCTGACTGGCGCAGCTTAACTTGTGATTATACTGATCTTGCCCACAGTATTTACATTTGTTATTATGCCAAAAAAAATCGCAGTTGTATGCATCCGCCTCTCGGTTGGTGTTTATCCAACTTTGCCGAAATTCATCAACTGGTGCAGTAAACCTATAACAAATTTCTTTTGATGGGCAAAGATTATCGTTGCATTTTGAAATATCGCTCATAGCTTTTCTATTTCTTTTTTAACTTCTTGATAAAATTCAATAATTTCTTTATGCAAAATATATGGCTTAACACTGTCTATATTTAAAATTTCATCAACTGCAATTAAAGCGCATCTTTGTTTAGCAGTTTCTAAAAAATAAGTATCGCACTCCATTAATTCATCTTCAAAATTATCCATTAACTCTATTGCTTTTTCTTTTGGTGTCATAAATTATCTAATATTTTACGAGTTCCCTCGTGGTTAAACTTCTGAATAAATTTATCATTATAATCAAATTCAAATCCAAATAAACTCAAATCATCGGTATAAATAAAAAAATAGTACCAATGCCAATACTCAACATTTTTTATCCATTTACTAGCTACTTGTAAATTTTTAGCAATACTTAATAAGCGATAAGGTCTGCCTAACTTTGAAAGTTTTGGCGTAATTGATAAATTTAATTCAGATGGCTTCATCTTGTATAAACTTCTCTAATTTCGTAATTCTCATAACCTTTTAGCTCCGCTCTTAATTTAGCTTGTTCTTCGGTTCTGTAATAATTTTCAGAGTGCTGATCTTCTTCCCTCCAGATGTAAAATTGTTTTCTCATAATTTTTAAGTTTTAATGTTTCAACAAATATTAAATAAATTTTTTTATCAAACTAATTATTTAACATAAAATCCACTTCAAAATCAATCCACACTTTACACTCAAAACCTAAATCTCTTAATTGCTTAATTCTTAATTTCTGCAATTCCGACAAAACGCCATTTGGCTGCTTAACTTCTATAAAAATTGTTTTGCCATCTTTTAAAGCCATTAAGTCTGGAATACCATTACACGAAGTATTAATTAGCTTAACTACTAAATACCCCTTTTCTTCCAACTTCTTTTTTATTTTGGTTTGTATCTTTGATTCCAGCATCGTGTTTAAATAGGTTAAGTGTATAATCTTTTTTTTGTAAAACTGTCTTATAAATTTTATATTCAATCCCTCCTTTAGAAAAAATCCAAAAAATTTCGTTTTCTTTTCTTTGCATTGTAGTTAATCGATCCCTACTTTGCCAATAACTTACACTCGAAAAGTCAATATTGTAATAGACTAAATATTTTGCTTCTTTTAAAGAAATTCCCTCACGCCCAGAAACAATTTGCAAAGCAATCCATTTATCACTTGTATTAAAATCCTCCAAGTTATCGGTTAACTTATCCCCTAAAATCGATTTTAAGGCGTTGTATTCCTCTTTAAATTTATAAAATATACCAATCTTTACTTCTTTGAAATTATCCCTTATAAACTCCGCTTTTGAGTAATCAATAACTTTGCTCGATCCATCCTCAAATTTACAAGTACCACTTGAAAGCTGGTGTATTTTCTGCATTAACTTAACCCCAGTATCGGCTAAAATTATTTGTCCTTGCGGGTTTTTTACAACCAAATCACGTTTTAACCTTTCAATAATTTGATAGGTTATCGGCTTCATCTCAACTTCCAAAACCATTTCATTAACTGTTGAAGTAAATCCCGCTTGCTCTTGCGTAAAAGTTAAGATGAAATATTTAATTCTCCTCTCAATATGTTTAATGTCTGCATCGCTGTAATCATTTACTTTTGCGTACCCTAAGTGCTTAACTTTTACATTTACAAAATCTGCCGCCCATTTATAAAAATTTGGATATTCTTTGAAAGGACTGTTATCACTTACCCAAAATTGATGGTACCATTGTGAGTGGCTTTCAGCAGTTGGCGTTCCGCTTAAAAAAATCATCGGCAAATGCGAATACTTTTGCTTAAAAAGTTTGGCTACTGCGTTCGGCTTTGGATAGGCACCAAATCGGTGGTGCTCATCGTGGATCACTAAATCAAAATCTTTATTGACCAAATGTAAACTCTCATCGTTTATAATTGTTAAATGAAAGTCAAATCCAAAGTTGTCGTAATCCCATTGAATACTGGATATCGCTTTCTTTTTTGTTAAAAACAATACTCTCTTGGCTTGAAATAATTTAGCGGTCTGGAGTGCGGTTAATGTTTTACCGACACGAACTTGAAGTGCAAAATAAACTAAACCCTTTCTCTTTAAAATATCACAACCTTCAGAAGCCAACTTTAATTGATAATCTCTAAGGTTTAACATAGCCAGTATTTTATTTCTTGAATTAAATTTTGTGGTTTATTTATTATCCAATTATTTCTAAACCATTCAATTTTGCTTTTTTCTGCAATTTTATTAAAAGCATTTCTTCTTTCTGCAATTCCTGATTTAACTGATTCAATTTCTGATTCAAGTTTTCCGATTCTATAATCTGTTTTTTCTGATTCGCTTTCAATTCTTTTAATTTCTCTTTCAATAGGTTTAATTTTTTTGTCTGCATCAATTTCAAATCCAAATCTTTTAATTCTTGCTTGTAACCAGTTATCAATTTTATCAAGCCTTTTTTCGACTTTTGCTCGAGGTCCAGTGTTAAATTCTCTAATTTTTGTAATGACTCCTGAAAATCCCTGTCGTAATTGTTCGGCAAGTATATTATACTCTGTTTCAATTCGCTGTTTTTCTTCTTCAAGTTCTCGCAATTCTGTCTCTGGATTATCATCAAATTCCGTTTCTCTTTTAACTGCTTCAAAAATTCTTCCTGATAAATCTTGCTGTTCTTCAAATTTAGCGAGTTTATATGCGCTTGAAAGTTTATTAAATTCTTCTTTGTTTGCTTCCAATAATATTGGGAAAACAAGGTGTTTAGATCTGTTGTCATCTTTTAAATGTATTTCAATTATTGGTACTTTTAATTCTTTTAGTTTTATTATATCTATTTCTGTTTTAGCATTACTCCAGCAAATCTCAATACAACAAACTAAATTATTTTTACTATCATAACACGATAAATCAGGTCTTTTTTTTATATCGTGGTAAAATTCTGGAACTACTAAATCAAACTCAATCCATTGGTTAAAAATAGTATCAAAGTATTTACTTTCGTGAACTATTTTCATTTTAGCGTTATAATGTTCAGGACTTTCTCCATAAATGCCACGAGGTTTTACCCCTATAAAAGCAAAATCATTATTAGATTCAATCTTTTTAGCAAAGTATTCTCTTTCATCGCCTTGCTTATAAATATAATCCAAAGGCTCATTAGGATATAATCTATATTCATTTAGCCTTATTGCTTCCGAATTATGAACTAACTTATTATTAGCATCAAATAAATATTCATACTTTGTCATTATTCAAGCTCTTTAACATATTTGTAAATCATTTGTAAAGAAACTCCTAATTGTTCTGAAACTTCTTTTTTATTTAACGCTGGGTTTGACTTATAAAGTGCTGCAAATTTATCTTTGTTGGTTTTTCCATCATTAACTTTTAAAACCTTTCTAATTTCCGAAACTTCAATACTATCAACTTTAACTTTCTTAGCCATAGCAATAAAATATTTAGATAGCTTCTCTGCCTTTAAAATTGATTCAACAGATATTTCATCTAAATTATAATTTGTTTGTCCTATTGCTCCAAAAACGTGTATTAAAAGAGCAAATCTAGGAATATAAGACTTTTGCTTTGGCAGCATAGATTTCATATACTCATTTTCGCTTTCGCTATTTTGAATTTCTGTTATCTCGTTAAAAATACGCATCCATTCTAATTTCGATTCAGCATTGAATTTAACAATTTTAGGTGTTATAGCTCCATCTTGATCCCTTTGTATTACTTTATTTCTAATCGTGTCATAAAACGCAATAATAGTATCACTATACCATTGAATAGTATCATAATTCATTTCGTTGTCATTATAACTTTCAATGCTTAAATCAGGGAACGATAATAACATTCTATCCATAAATCCATTATCCTTGTTATCATCGGTATAAAAAGAATTAAAGATACTCGGTTGTATTCCACCGAGTACTGGGATTAAAGGTTTCGCCACAAACGAACCAGCTCTTGTAAGTCTATTTAGATTAACTGACTTACCACTCCAAGTTGATAGCCAAAACTCTAAGTCTGAACCTGGTTTGTATTTATTCATATCTTTAAACCATCCAGCTAGTTCATCTTTAAAAACTCCAACTGAATTATCGCTTTGTTGGTGCAAATCAACTAAGGCTTCAATAGTAATATCATTTGCAATAAATTGTTTTTTTATTGGCTTACTTACCTCCATACATTCTTCTTGGTCTTTTTTTGAAAGTCCGTTGTAGTACTCGTATTTTTCGTATTCTTTAATGTAGTTAGAAATTTCCTTATTATTAATTTTCTCTAAAGGGAATATAATATTTGAAATAGACGGTGTTTTACCTATACCAGCTTTACCAACAATAGCAACCCAAATCGTAGCGTTTTCAGTCCAACCTCTTTTTACTTCAATCTGCATACTGTTACCAATACTTAAAGAAGTAAGCCACAGCAAGGAACAGCTCATATAATCAACAGAACTATCTAAGGTTTGATTGCACTCTAAAATATAAGATTGGATTGACTTTGGAAATATATCAATAGGAAACTCTAAGTCTGTTTTGTTAATTACAATCTTTTCTTTAGGCTCTAACTCTTGCTTTACTTTTCTACTTCCATAACCATCAATGTAAATTTGCTTAGCCGAAGCACTATAATCCCCATTAAAGTTTTGCCAAGTGTAAGCTGTATAAGGAGATATTGGCTTTTCGTGTGGGTATATTGTGCCAGTTGAAAAAAGAAACATTATGTTATCATTCTTATAAATGTAACCGCTATGTGGAGAAGTCCCTCCTTGTCTTTTTATAATGTATTTATCCTTATGGTTTCCAACTATTGTAAATTCGGAAGCTACAATATCAAAAATACTATTCTTTTCATTAAAGTCATCCCAAGGCAATATCTCTCCCTCAACATACTCAGACTTTATTTTCTTTGTTTCAGCAGCTTCTTTTATAGGTTCTTGATAATCATACATTTTAGAAAAACTAATAATAATATCTCTATCATCATCCGATATAAAATCAATATCGTGGTAACTTTTCTTATAAACTTTATTGTCAGGATATGTAAAAATATAACCGCCAATACCTCTAGTTTCAATAACAGCTTCTTTATGTCCTTTTAACTTCGCTAATTTAAGATTACCCTCAACTCTTTTTGATTTGTAAAGCAAATGAAATCCAGCGTTTTTAGTTTTATAAACAATAACCTTATCCTCAAAATCCAATATATTATCTTTTAAATAAGTAATGTACTCATCCCAAAAAGCTATTTGCTCCTTTGCAGTTGAAAAAACTTTAAGATCAACATCAATACATTCTAAATATTCAAAACCAGTAACGATACCAAAATTATCTGTGGCTGGTATCTCAGTTCCATCCTTTTTAAATATACCACCTTTATAATTAAAGTTTTTGTAAAAACCATCCCAACTTTGTTTTTCAGATTGACAATGTTTCCAAGAGAAGTTTGGTACTTTATTCTCTGATACAGTTATCAAAGAAAAGTTTTCGTAGAACTTTTTTAATTTAGATTCTTCCATAAATATTTTTTAAAAAAGACAAAACCCCTAAAGAGCCATCACACATCTTTAAGGGTTTGTCTGTTAGCCGTAAGGCTAATATTTTCCTTGTAAGTGATGGTTTACAGTAGCAAATATAACATTTATTTTAATATAAAATACTTTTAAACTGGTTTAATTTATTTTAAACTATTTTAAACTAATTTTAAACCAACCTTTTCAATGATAGTAAGGCTTAACGCCGTTTTTAAACCAAGTTTAAAATTTTTTAGGTAAAAAATAATTTTTTGTAAATAAAAAATAAAAATAATATTATTTTAAAATTGGTTTAAAAGGTTTAAAAAACCTTGTTAGGTACTATAAAATAAGGAAAGTTTGGTTTAAAAAAAGTTTAAAAAAGTTTAAAATTTTAAACTAGGTTTAAAATAAAAAAAGCCACTCAAATAAGTGGCTTTAATTAGTTGTGTTGTTTGGCGTTTAAAAGTCTAATCAATCATCATCATCGGCATCCTGCATATCATTAAAGTCATTTGCTATATCTCCGTTCAATACAACATCAATATCTGCTTTTGCTAAGTATGTTTTAAGGTATGATTCCAATATGTTAAATGCTTCATCTGCCATATTAGCTTCCTCATCAGATATAGAGTTTGCAAAAGAGAAACTTGGTGTTGAGAACTTAACTGCTCCTTTTTTACCATCTTCTGCTTTGGCAACTATTACCCACTCGTCTGCAAGTCTATTGCGTGTTTTCTGTGTGAAGTCGCCCCACTTTTGAACGCCAGATCCTTTTAGTGATATGTTTGCTAGTGAGCCATCCTCAAGCATAACATAAATAGATTTGGTATAATGCCCTCCAGCAGCAACGATCTTGTCTTTAATATCTTTATAAATACCTTTTGCTATCTCGTTACCTTTGAAAGGTTTAACTGTCATTACTTCTTTAGAAATGAATTTCACTTCGTTGGAGTAAATATTGCTTGAACTTGCATCATTCCAACCTTTAATAATGTGCAATTCATCTAACACTAAGAACTTAAAAGGCAAAGGTATCTCTACATTTTTCTGCGCTTCCTTGTCATAATAATTGAAACACTTGTCGTTTGATTTCCACTCGATGAATTTAGTGGCTGGATTTGTTTGTGGTTGTGCAAACGCTTGTCTGCGGTTTGAAGTACTCATAATATTATATTTGTTTATGGATCGGAGTTAAGATGCCCGAACCTTGCATCGGTTAATTATGATTTAGTAAATATAGTAATTTAAAATGATATTGCCAAACTACTTTTGCGTGGCGTTGTACTAACTTTAGGCACTTGAACTCCAGCCGCATCGTATATTTCGTTTTGCGATTTTAAAGCTAACTTTAATAAGTCCTCACGTTCTTTAAGTTCTCGGTTAATATCGCTCCAAACTTCGCAATCTTTGTAGTTGATTGTTTCGCCACCGCTTCTAAATGTGCCTTTAAGTCCAAAGGCTTCAAAGTTTTCTTGCGGAAGTACTTTTAAAAGTTCAGCGTTAATTACTTCCAACGCTTCGCCCATTCGTTTGGCTTGTGCTAGTAATTCAAATTTGTCTGTTTCTCCAGCATCTAACAAATCTTTGATAAATGTTTGTGCGGAGAACTGGATCTCTTTTTTGTTTGGCAGGAAATTGCTTGTTTGAATTTCTTGCTCTCTCATTAACTGGAATAAATCTTTACTCATAATGTTTAAATTAAAAAACCCACTCAATGACCGCCAAGTGCAAAGAGTGAGTTAGTTATAAATTCAATCTTGGCGGATTTCTTTTGCAAATATAAAAACTTTTTTTTTATAAATAACTTTTTGGAGTATAATTTAACTTACTTTCTACTAAAATGCACTCGTCATTTTCCTCCCACTCGTCTAAAATTCTGTTAATCTTTTTAGATGATATTGCCATTCGATTAATAAATGTTTGTCGCCCGAAGTACTCGAACCTAAACCATAACTCGATGATTGTTATTTTAAACCTGCTGTAATCTTTTCTCCTATCCATTATTTCCAATATTCGTTAAATTCTTGTATAATCTCTTTTGGAAAAAACAAGATGCAAGTAAAAAATATAACCATCATTAACACGTAAACCGCTATGAAACTACAAAGCACTATATTATCTTCTATAAAATCCATCGGTTAAGTTGTTTAGTTGTTCAATAGGGTTTTGAAAAGCCTCATCAAAGACTTTAGTCGCCTCATCAAGTTGAGGAAAGTTTAATACTTCCGCATCTTGCACCTCCCACTCGTTTATAAGTGCTTGCATTAACTCTTTAATTTGTCTAAGTTCGTTGTTTAAACGCTCATTTTCTTTTCGTACTGCGTTTAATTGTTGTGCTTGAAATCTTATTAAATCTTCCATTATTCTACGTCTTTTAAAAGGTTTGATATTATTGTTGCTAATCCGTTATTGTCGTACATTCCATCCGCTAGAAATTTAATCTCTTTAATGTAAACCTCTAAGGTAATTGCTTTTTTCATCCACTCCATTTTCTCGGTAAATAAAGTGTTTGCTAGTTGCTCGTATCCGTTTGGATCAATATTCTCAACTTGGTTCGCTGGGTGTAGTGAGTTTCCAACTCCTATCACCATTTCATCGTAGTTGCTCATTAGTATCTAAATATTATTTGACTTAAAAACCATACCGCTGCGCCAAACGCAATTAAATACTGCCAATCATTTTTTTGAAATCTGTTCATAATGTTTGTTTTTAAAGGTTAAAGCGGATATTACACCGCTTGTTTAATTCTTTGTGATAGTTGATAATAGTAAGAACAATATTCGTTTGTTGTCATTCCACTTTTACCTAATTTAAAACTTGTTTCTAAATCTTTTAATTCTTGTTGCAATTTTGCTTTCATAATATTTGTTTTTGTTTGTTTGTTGAGTACAAAAATAGAATGTAAATTGTAATAAAAAAATTTTTTTATGTAAAAGTTTTATTGTAGGTTTGCAAAATGAAAATATCTCACATCAATACAATCCAAAATCCGAAGTTTATAATAGTGCGCCACTATCATAATTCTATTGTAACTTTACCGAGTAATTTTCGAGTGATGGAGGAAAATGCGATAGGTTGCTGGCGTGTGCGGATCATTGATAAAATACCAAAGGAATATAAACAAACAAATAATATAGTATGGCTGGCAGACCAAAAAAAGGAATAGAGAAACGAGAACCGTATAACGGTAAATTAGAAAAGTATAAAATAGAAGTAATCGGAGGTACAAAAGAATGTAACCGATTAGCTTACGAATACCTAACCAAAAGATACAATGAAAGAAAATAACGAGGATGTAGTAATTTTAATAGTTATGCTTTTACTAGCGATAACTTATGGTTTTTTAGTTTGTTGGTAAATAAATAATTTATACATTTGCCTTTCATAATGTTTTGGTTTGATAATTAGAAAAGCCGCTATTAATCTAGCGGCTTTTTTATTTCATCTTCTATCGGGGGTATTCCTTTCCATTTGTTGACTGGCTTTTCAACTCGCACCCAATCTTTACCCTTTTTTATCCATTCGTATTCTGGGATCAAAACAAAAGTCTTTTATAATATCGGTAAGCTAAATAAATAGCCAATAAAATCAAGATCCACAACCACCATAATTGCAAAATAAATGTACTCCAGTTAAATTGTTCCTTATAAACTATCTTTGTGCTTTCAACTTTATTAACTTCAATCTCGTTTGTAAGCGAATCAACTACGATTTTAGCGACTGTTTTCTCATTTACTACAATAGTATTGTCTTTTCTTTTTTTCTTGCTTATACGCGCGTTTTTGTACTTTGTTACTTTGCCCTCATTATTTATGATCTCGATTGGTTTGGTGCTATCAACTGCCTCGATAATTATTTCCTCACTAACAACATCGACTTTAATCGAAGTGCTATCGGTGGAAGTGCTATCTGTTTTGGCT